TTCATTGCTTTTTCTAAATCATCTGCTTGTTTAGCATGTGTTTTAGAACCACCCCTTAGTTTCTTAACCAATTTTTTTACAAATGGTTTATCTTTTTCATCTAAGGTTTCTTTCATNANAAANCCATCATCACGAAGAACTGATCCTTCGGGAATAGGTTTACACTTCTTATCAGTGTTGCAATAGTAGTATCCTTTTTTACAGGATTTCATCATTCAGCAGTTTCTGAGTCATTATTATTTAGAATACCTTGTTTTAGTAGTTTTGATAACTCACTTGTTGATCCTACAAATAAGGCATTGTTTGTGACATTACTTTGAGTTTTTTGTTTTTCTTCATCTATATCTTTCATCTTTTTCTGAAGATCCATTAATTTATCAGTGCTATCAGCTACTGATTTAATTAACTGTCCGGCAACTTCATATGCTCTTGGACTTGCACTTTCACCTGCAACTTCCATGATTCCATTTATCGCTTCTTGACCTTTTTCAATTAGTGAATATAACTGCCCTCTTGTATATTTGTAATCTTTTTCAACATCATCTTTTTTAAGAACTACATTTGGTAATTCTGGTTTGTCATTATCCTTTTTAACAATAGAGGTTTCTACATTTAAAGATTTTTCAATACTGTTAAAATTTGTGTTCATCATGAGTCTGTCCTTGTTGCAGGATTAAATTGTAATGAATCAGTAAAGATACTTGATGTCTCACTAAAACCAAAGTCATCATCAACATCAATAAGATTATCATCTGCTGTAGTTAATTTATTAATTTTTGTATTTTCAAGGTGTGATGCTTTAGCAGTGCTGTTAAAACCTCTCTTAACAGCTAAAGTGTTTGCATCTGGTTTTGCATCAACTTTCATAACTTCAGTATCAATCACGATGCGATCACCAACTGAAAAATTAGATGAATCTGTGACAGTGATTCTAACATCATTTTCACCAATATTAAATGTCAACTGTGCAGTGTTATCTGCATCATAATCTTTAAGTGCTTTAGGTGTAACAGTATATCTAAGTTCTCTTCTCTTATTCTCACGATCCATATTAGTATGATAATCCAATTGAACTTTCTTAATAAGTCCTTCTGGTGTATCTGCAACAGGGCCAAATAGATATGTTTTTGCGGTAAAGTTTAATGTGTATATTAATGCTCTTCTGGTTGCAAAATCTCCTTCATAATCATCTTGAAATGATATATTATCTAAGACAACACTGATATCTCTTTTCTCACCAATGACACTTATCAAATCTACAGTTAAATTAAAAGATGGTTGAAAAAATGGTAAAATCTGTTCTATGATTTGTAATCCATCATCGTTTAGTTTAACTAAGATATTTAATTCAAAACCAATATTATATGGAACTGGCATGAATACTTTTCTTAAGTTTGATCCGTCAGATGCTTTAAATGTTTGTGTGATAGTAGACTTTCTAGTTGCATCATACGCAATGTTTGTCATCTCAAAAGACATTCTAGGAAGTGTGATTTGAGTCGCACGATTCAAATCTGCTTGTTGTTCAAGTCTTGCTAAAAATTTCTGCATTGGGCCATATGCCAATGCAACTTTCATATCGCTAATTGATTTACCACTATTATCCTTATGTCGAATGTGAATATCATTAAACAAAGTACCAAAAGATATAACAGTCTTTCTAAGTATTTCGTGATAAAAATAAGTGCCTAACATTAGTATGTACCAAAGGGATTAGATTCCGCAAAATCAACAATTTCATCTGCAGCCAGTTCAAATTCATCATTATCACTGTATGCATCATATTTATCCTCTCGCTCATATTGACGAACATTGTATGCAACAAACGATGTTGTTCCTGTTGAGAGTGTAAATGATGATGAAGATGTATTCAGACTTGGAGAATCCATAGTTATTGTTCCTGCACCGATTGATATCACAGTGACACCTATACCAATAACATTGTCAACTGCGGATACTGCAGCACCTACAGATATTCCTGTTGTATTGATACCAGTAATTAATGTTGTTGATACACCAACTGTGCCAGTAGTTGTTCCTGTAGATACGAACACTGTCTTATGAATTCTATGTCCAGTTCCCGGATCAATACCTGTTTGAATTCTAACTTCTTCACCCGGAATAAATCCACTGACAGTAGATCCAATTCCAACATTTGTGATTTTAAGAACTTTTGTATCTGCATCCCATGATCTAACTATTGCCTCTGTATTTGATGTTTGACCAACAATAAGATCATTATATAAGTAATTTCCACGACCTGTGATTATATTTGGATCTGCGATTGTAACAGTTGGTGCAACTGTGTATCCTACACCGGGGTTAACNGGTCTTATAGACGATAATTTAGCATTTCCAATGTCAATTACAGCAGTGGCAATTGCAGTCGTTCCAGCACCGCTAGGCCCTGCTACAGTGACAGTTGGTTCTGTTGTATAACCCGATCCTTCGTTTGTTACTGTATAAGATATTACACCTCTTCCAGATGTTGTGAGACCACATGTAGCAATTGCACCACTACCTCCACCACCGATTATACTTATATCTGGTGCAAATGTATAACCAGCACCTGCATTTGTTAATACAATTTCCTTTATTGAGAACACTCCACTTCTTTCAGTTGTAATTGCAACAGCAGATGCATTAGTACCATTCGCATTTCTTGAAGTTGATATGAATACTGTAGGTGTGGATGTATAACCAGACCCATCATTTAAAACTGTAATTGAATTTAAGAAACCAGAAAGAGCAGGTGCAAGAGTTGCTGATGCTGTTGCAGTTGCACCTGAACCAACTAAATTAAGTGTTGTAATAAATCCTTGATCTTCTACCTGTGTATCAATTTCATCAATAGATGTATCAATAACCTCATCCTCATATTCAAAGAGTTCACACTGAAGTTGATAAACATAATTTTTACCTAACTGGTAGAAAGGTTGCTCATGTTCTACAAACTTTACTTCAAATAATCTTGACCCTAATGGAAAGAATACTAAGTCACCCTCTCTGGGTCTTGTAGCTAATTCATAATCTGTTGGATCTAAAAATGGTGATATAAAATCTTCAAATCTTTCTCTTGATATAGTGAGTGTAACTTCGTCTCTCAAACTTACACCAAATTTTGTCATAATATCACCGGCACCTGAATATCCCTCATAGGTATTCACATATGCTTCTAATAAAAAATTATCATCAAATCTAGATGACTGCACCTCTTCGATGATAGACTGTCTATTTACAAATTTTCTTGGAATATAAGTTACTTCCACCCCATAAATTTGCAACTGCTCATTTATGAGATTTTGGACTAATCTCTGCTCACCGGGAGATCCTTGTAGAAAAAACGGATTGAGTGCCATACATGTTACCCGATAAAGTCAAGAGGAGGTAATTCGTATTCGAGTTGCATCTTCTGTAATATAGCATCTAGTTCCCTTTGCCCATCATCGTATATTTCTCTTCCATTTAATTCTAATCCACCGGGGAGTTTAACTCCTCTAAACTTAATTAAGTTTTGACCCCACTGCCTCTTCATTAGTGCAGTCAAATACATTTTTAAAAATGGATCATTATATACCTTTGTAAAATCATTTGGATTTAATATTCTCTGACAATCAATGACAATGAAATCACCCACATTGATTGAGTTGTAATCCATATCAAGATACAACCTATTTTGTTTTTTATTAAATCTTATCTGTTTTTCAGGTGTAAGCAAAAAATCTATACTCTCAAGATATGATTTAGTCATAGAATACTGTAATAATTCAACTGAGTTGAAATAATACAAATCATTTAAAAATAACTGATATTTGATACTAAACATTCCACCTGAAATGGAACTACTATCAAATTTAAATATCTTTTCAATTCCAATAACAGAATCTGGAATTTGAATAAAGTTAGAATTTTCTACAAAACTTGAGGTGGTTGTTCCATATCCACTAATTGTAGTAGATGTGCCTGTCGTTGTTACAATACCAGCAGTATTATCTGAGTCAGTTTGTGATGTTGCTTTACCTCTATCTAATTCATCCTGAGTAAATTCGTGCTTGAGAAACATCTCTTCCACACCATCAAAATGCCTCTCATTGAAAATTTGAATCGCATCATCAACGAGATCGTCAATCTGATCATCATCAATATTAATCTCCAGCACAGGAGCTCCTAACTTCCTTAATGCGTAGTCGATTAATCCTTGTCTTGATGATGGTTGTGCCATTATTCTGCTTCTACCTCAGATGCTAGATTTTCGTATTTTTCTTGCCACTCAAG